TGATGAAAGTAGAAAGAAAGTTGTATCTTATCTACATAAAGCACTAAAGCCTATTAACCAATTAAGAATGATGGAAGACTCATTAGTTATCTATCGTTTAGCACGTGCTCCAGAAAGACGTATATTTTATATTGACGTAGGTAATATGCCACGTGGTAAGTCTGAAGAGTATATGAAGAACATCATGACTAAGTACCGCAATAAGTTGGTATATGATGCAAATACTGGTAAACTAAAAGATGATCGTAAACATATGTCTATGTTGGAAGACTTCTGGCTACCAAGACGTGAAGGCGGAAGAGGTACAGAAATCTCTACATTGCCAGGTGGTGAGAACTTAGGTCAGATAGATGATATTATTTACTTCCAAAAACGTCTATATAGATCATTGAATGTACCTAGTTCAAGACTAGAGCAAGAACAAGCATCTGGACTTCTAGGTAGATCAACAGAAATTAATCGTGATGAACTTAAATTCCAAAAGTTTATTGACAGACTACGCCGTAGGTTCTCTGGTTTATTCCTTGAGATACTGAGAAAGCAACTTATTCTTAAAGGTACTATTACTAATGAGGATTGGGAAGCATGGCGTAATGAGTTAGTTGTAGACTTTGTATCAGATAATCACTTTGCGGAATTGCGTAATGCAGAACTTGTTAGAGAAAGATTACAGACATTAGATATGACTCAACAGTATGTTGGAGAATTCTATTCTAAAGAATGGGTATTTAAGAATATATTGAATCTATCTCAAGAGGAGATGGAAGAAATGAAGAAACAAATGGCTCAAGAAGAATCAGATGGTGAAGTAATGCCAGATGAAGATGGCGATACAGACTATGATAGTCAACCAAAGCCAGATATGGATGATGATCCAGAGCCAGAGGAAAAACCTCGTGTAGATACTGATAAACTTGAAAAAGATCCAAAAGATCCTAAACAAAAGAAGAAAGATGATAAATAATGGAAATGAATAGTACACTCACAGATTTTATTGATGCAGTTGGAACAAAAGATTTTGCTAAAGCTGAACCTATGTTTAATGATATGATGACTTCTAAAGTAGGTGATGCACTTGATGCTGAAAAGATTGCTCTTGCTAATTCTGTATATAATGGTGCTGATGAAGAACAATTAGAACTAGATATAGAAGATAATGAAGCTGAAGAACCAGTGGAAGAAATTTCGTCAGAAGAACAATTAGAAGATTAAATTGTTATAAATATTAGTTGAAACATAAGGTAACGTAACTTAATGAAAACATTTTTGCAAATACGGGAAAAAAGAATAAGTAAAATGCCCCCTGGTGAACATGTTTTTGATACCAAAGTAAAAGGTATTGAAGTTATGGTACATAAAGAAAAAAATAAATTTGTTACATATGTTGACATGGAAAAATTAGATACATTTCGTGATCTAAATTCGGCTAAAAAAGCTGGACTAGAATTTGTCAAACAATTTAAAGGATAATTAGATGAAGCTTATTACAGAATATACAGAAACTGATGTTCAATGTATTGTAGAAGCTAACGATAAAGGCGAGAAATCGTATGTTATCGAAGGTATTTTTGCAATGGCTGATTCTAAAAACCGTAACGGACGCATATATCCAAAATCAATTATGGAAAATGCAGTTGCTAAATACGTTACGGAACAAGTAAAAACTAAGCGTGCAGTTGGAGAACTAAACCATCCAGATGGTCCAACAGTAAACTTAGATAAGGTATCCCATCTTATTACTGATCTTCAATTTGAAGGTAATAATGTGATGGGTAAGGCACAAGTATTGGATACTCCTATGGGTAAGATTGTAAAAGGTCTCCTTGACGGTGGTGTACAACTAGGTGTGTCAACTCGTGGTATGGGTAGTCTCGAACAGAGAAACGGCGTAACAATGGTCAAAGACGATTTCATTCTTAATACAGTTGATATTGTACAAGATCCATCTGCCCCACAAGCTTTCGTTAATGGAATAATGGAAGGTGTAGACTGGGTTTGGAATAACGGCGTAATCGAAGCAAGAGAAATTGAAAGAATGGAGACTGAGATTAAGAAGGCTCCACGTGCTGACCTCTATGAGGCTCAAACACGTGAGTTCAAGAATTTCCTCTCGTTACTCAAAACAAAAAGCATGTAAAGGAGTACAGCATGTCTGAAGAAAATCAGATCACTGATGCAGAACTCCATGACGAGAACGTTGTGGAAGAAGCTCATGATCCTAAAAATGCAGAAGTACAATCTGTCGATTCTGTCGACAAGGCGGCTAAAGCAACAACACAGGCGGCGGCACCAAAAACTAAAGCTGGCATGATTAATGCAATGTACGGTAAGTTATCGAAGATGAAAAAAGCTGATCTTCAAGCATCTTACAGTAATATGATGGGCGAAGAAGTAGAAGCTGATGAAGCTGATGTGGTAGCAGAGAATGCTACAGCAGAAGTTGACTTCAACTATACAACTGAGCTTGATGCATTGGTTGAGTCTGAAGCAACTCTTTCTGAAGAGTTCAAGACAAAGACAGCAATTATTTTTGAATCCGCAGTCAAAACAAAACTTACAGAGGAAATTGATCGTCTGGAAGAAACATATGCAACTGAATTAGCTGAGGAAGTTTCTACTATTAAAACTGACTTAGTTGAAAAAGTTGACAGCTACCTAAACTATGTGGTTGAATCATGGGTTGAAGACAACAAAGTTGCTATTCAAGCCGGTTTACGCACAGAAATCGCAGAAGGTTTCATGAGCAAGTTGAAAGACGTGTTTATTGAATCTTACATTGCCGTACCAGAAGATAAAGTTGACCTAGTTGATGATTTATCTGAGCAAGTGAAAGAACTTGAAGAAGCTCTTAATTCACGTACAGAAGATGCAATGTCTATCTCTGAGCAACTAGACACTTATAAGCGTAATGCAATTATTGCAGAAGCTGCAAAGGGTTTAGCAGACACACAAGTTGAAAAACTAACTAAATTGGTTGAAGGCTTTGATTTTGATGACGAAGCTACATTTGCAGAAAAAGTTGCAATTGTAAAAGAGTCTAACTTCAAACCAGAAGCAATTGAATCCACTATTGCAGAAGAAACTGAAGATGATGCATCAGATGCTATCGTTGAAGGCAATTCCGATGTAATGAACACCTACCTTTCTGCAATCAGAAAATCTCAAAAGTAAGAGGGAATAATCCAAATGAATACATACGACAACCTAGTCGAAAAATGGAACCCAGTGTTGAACGAAGAGTCAGCTGGATCCATCACCGATGCCCACAAACGTAGCGTAACAGCTGCTTTGTTGGAAAACACAGAACAAGCGCTAAAGGAAGAGCGTCAATTAACAGAAGCAGCTCCAACTAACTCTGCTTTAGGCGCAGGCTCAAACTGGGATCCAATCTTGATCTCACTAGTACGTCGTGCGGCACCTAACATGGTTGCATACGACCTAGCTGGTGTTCAACCTATGTCTGGTCCAACTGGCTTGATCTTCGCAATGAAGTCACGTTATGAAGGTCCAGCTGGAACAGAAGCATTGTTCAACGAAGCAGATACACGTTTCTCTGGTTCACAAGCACAAGCTGCACAAGCTGCAAGCCCATCAGGTCTTGACGTAACTAATGCAAACGATGTAGCAACTATCGACTCAGATCGATTAACTGCATTAGGCGCAGGTGGTATGACTACTGACTCAGCTGAAGCATTAGGCGATACTACTGGTAACGCATTTGCTGAAATGGGTTTCTCAATTGAAAAAGCAACAGTGACTGCAAAATCACGTGCTTTGAAAGCTGAATACTCACTAGAGCTTGCACAAGACTTGAAAGCAATCCATGGTTTGGATGCTGAAACAGAATTAGCAAACATCTTGTCTACAGAAATCTTAGCGGAAATGAACCGTGAAGTTATCCGTACAATCAACTCACAAGCTAAATCTGGTGCACAACAATCTAACGTAGCTGTACGTGGTATCTTTGATATGTCTACAGATGCAGACGGACGTTGGTCAGTTGAAAAGTTCAAAGGTTTGATGGTACAAATCGAACGTGAAGCTAACAAAATTGCTAAAGAAACACGCAGAGGAAAAGGTAACGTAGTTATGTGTTCATCTGATGTTGCA